CTGGAATATGCGCCACGCTACAGCTGGATCACAATCATATATCTTGGTTAGCCTGGCTGCTAGAGGCGAGGTCAAATTGTTTCACGGATGTAAAACCATGGATCTAGGCCAAAAGACCGTGGACCAAGTGCCTGGGCTGTACGAAGGACCACTCATGGACCTCGATTTTTGTCAAGTCATTTCAAACTCCCAAACTCCCTAATATAAACTAAGTTGTGGATAAGCTGTGGATAACTTCCCGGCCAGGCGCCCGGCGCCCGGTGCGCAGCTGACGGATTAAAGCTCCCCGAAACTCCTTAAAAACTCCCGAAAACTCCCAAAAAAATACCCTGACCCAGCGGCCGGGATCACCTGCTGCCCGGATGCGCAGCGGGCCCAGCTCCTAAACTCCGAAACTCCCGTAAAAAAACTAAGGTTTCTGCCATTTTTGTTTTCCATCTGCTCAGGTTACACCGGGCGCGCCCGCTGGTCTTCTGCGTGCAACCTTCGGAATGAAATCCCTGTTTTCTGCGAAAAATTTTCCATCTAAGATCTTGACATGCTTCCTGGTGAAGGTATATATACCAGGCCGGGACATCTCAGAGATGCCTGAAGAATTAGAAAGGACGGAAATGCTTGATTTTTTACTTGGGATCTTACTTCCCCTGAAGCTCCTGCTGCTGGCGTGGGCTGCGTGGCAGCTGCTGCACTGGCTGCTGTAACCTGCTGCTGGTCCTGCAGCTCCTCAATCAAACTCCGAAACTCCCTGTAATAAATAATAAACTAATAAGGTTCGTGTGGTTTGGTCTGCTGGGAGGCCGGGCGCCCGCCGGGCTGAAGCGTGTGGGTAAGTTTTATTACTTCGCACTTGTCATCAAACAGGATTCGTGATATAACTGCAGATAGAAAGAGAAAGGACTACTATGATTCGTTGGAACAAATGGACTAGAGATTATACTTATACTTATGAATGGCATGATGGGGCTTGGCGACTTATCCACAGGAAAAGTAATCGACCTGTTGCGTCATGGTTTGGAAAGATATATAGTATGTTTAGTTAGTTTCCTTGTATATACACACGCTAACTAAGAGGCAAGATAAACGGAGTTATTCGGCTCTTGCCTCAAAACTCCAAACTCCCAAAACTCCCCGAAACTCTTATGATATTATATAACCACGTCTTGACCACACGCCCGGGCGCCCGCCGGGAGTTCCTGCTGGTGCTAACTAATTTGTTTCCCGGGCATAAAAAAAGGGCGATAAAAATATCGCCCTTATTAACCATGTTAGTTAGTAGGTATATCTACATGGTTAAACCCATTCTCTTTAAGACATATCCGACCTCGCTTTGTAAATGGTGTATTAAGTCTGCTCTATTGTCTTTATCTTCTGCAACCCATTCAATGACTGCATTACATAGAACACCACTTATTAACTTCCAATCCATGCTATCTTTTTGAGGCACTTTGCTTATTAGTTCTTCTACATTACCTAAAGTAGCTTGGCTCTTGGAATACTCTAACACCTCTTGAAGAAGAGGTGTAACATCGACATTGTTGATAGTTTTTGTTGGCACGATATTATTAGGCATGAATTTCCCACTCTCTAATCTCGTGACCATTTACCTCGAACACAGTTTCAGGGTTAATGTTAGCCCATCTTCTATGCTCTTGGTCAATGCCATTACCAACACGATAAGCTAGAACATATTGTTCATGTTCCTTAACATTAGTTGGTATTGGGTTATTGGTTTGACGCCAAGCGTACTGACCTAAGATACCTCTCTTAATTACAGACACTTCGCCTTTGTTGTTAAACCATTTGCAAGAGAAGAAACCCATTCCTACCCTTGTCTTGAATTCTGACTTTGTCATATATACCTACTTTCTATTTATTATTAACTGTATCATGGATATAATTATATTATATAGCTGATTGCATTATGTTGTGGATAACCTGTGGATAAGTCGGCCGGGACATTAAGACGCATGCGACAAGATGTCGCACCCGGCGCCCGGGAACTCTTTGCGGCTCACTCCTTCGGAGTTCGCCGCCCGGTAACTACGGCGACGGGCATACCCCCCTTTTGCATCTAACATCCATATAGTGCTGCGTTGCACTGTTTGAGAGTGACAATCCTGTACAAAAACGTTATAATTGGAGTTTCAAAAAAATTTTTACAAAATGGAAACTGTTTCGAATTTAGAATCATTAGATACCAATACTCTTAAACTAATCCTGAAAGATGCTATGGATAAAAAACGTGAGATAGCACAGGGTGATTTTTTAAAATTTGTTAAAACAGTTTGGCCTGATTTTATTGAAGGCAAGCACCATAAAATTTATGCAGAAAAATTAAATCGTATTGCAAACGGTGAGCTCAAACGTTTGATTGTTAACATGCCTCCTCGACATACAAAATCAGAGTTTGCATCTAATTTATTTCCTGCATTTTACATGGGCCGTCATCCAAAGGCCAAGCTTATACAAACGACACACACTGGTGAACTAGCAATCCGTTTTGGACGTAAAGCCAAAAACATGATAGAATCATCAGAATATGAAAAAGTATTTCCAACAGTTACACTTGCAGCTGACTCCAAAGCTGCTGGACGTTGGGAGTCAAATCATGGCGGTGAGTATTTTGCTGCTGGTGTTGGGGGTGCTATTACTGGTCGTGGTGCCGATTTACTTATTATTGACGATCCTCATTCTGAGCAGGATGCTCTCTCGCCAACCGTTTTAGATTCACACTACGAGTGGTACACTTCAGGTCCACGTCAACGTTTACAACCTGGTGGCTCGATCGTTTTAGTCATGACACGTTGGTCAACAAAAGATCTTACTGGCCGACTGCTCGAGGCCCAGGGTAAAGACCCAGCTGCGGACCAATGGGAAGTTGTCGAGTTTCCAGCTATACTAAATGATAAACCCATGTGGGGAGGTTTTTGGACCATGGAGGGTTTACAAGGAGTCAAGGCTTCTATACCTCTAACCAAGTGGCAAGCACAATGGATGCAACAACCTACCTCCGAGGAAGGTGCAATCCTAAAGCGTGAGTGGTGGCGCGAGTGGGAAGGAGATAATATACCGGAACTAGATTTTATTATACAATCATACGATACAGCCTTTAGTAAAAAAGAGACTGCTGACTTTTCTGCTATCACAACGTGGGGTGTGTTTAATCCTGACGATGGCAGTGGCAAAGGATTAATTTTGCTTGATGCAAAGAAAGACAGATGGAACTTTCCAGAGTTAAAAGCAGTGGCTATGGAAGAATACAAATACTGGGAACCAGAGATGGTATTGATCGAGGCCAAAGCTTCTGGCTTACCTTTAACTCATGAGTTGCAAAAGATGGGAATACCTGTTATAAATTTTACACCCTCTAAAGGTAATGACAAACATTCGAGGGTAAACAGCGTGGCTCCTTTATTTGAATCAGGAGCTATATGGGCGCCCAAAAAAAGTTTCGCCGAAGAAGTCATAGAAGAGTGCGCAGCATTCCCTTTCGGTGACAATGACGATTTCGTGGATTCAACCACGCAAGCTCTAATGAAATATAGACAAGGTTATCATATTACGTTAAAAGATGACTTTGAGGACGAAGGAATAGACAAAGCTAGGAGGAGGGCTTACTATTAATGGTCACAGTAGTACGAAGGGACAAACCAGAAAACCCAAACAGACGATCAAGCACGTTTACCAGTCCACAGGATAGGAACATACAACCTGCAGAAGGTCCAGGACGTTTTCAACGCGGCGTTGATATGATTTCAAATGTATTTAAAGATACAGGTAGTAATATTGCAGATTATATGAAAGCATCTTCTGATGCACGAGATGGTAGATTTTTTTCTGCACCATCTGCATATGATGCTGACTTAGCAAAGTTTCCAATTAATCAAGGTGCAGGTGCATTAGAATTTTTTGGTGATTTATTTCAATTACCTTTTGAATCAGGAGCACAGCTTCTTGGATATGATCAATTTGGTTCCGGAAAAGGTAGCGGTGATATGGGATATATGATAAATCAATTTCTAGATTCAGATGCTGCTGATAGAGAAAGCATGGCAATTAATAATATTCTACAGGCGTCACCATTATCTTTAGATTACGCAGGTTTGGTTCAAAATGAAGACTTTCAAAATTATTTACGTGGACAAGGTTTTAATGTCACAGATGATTTTGATATTTACAGAGATATAGTCAAATCAGATGACCAAGCAACAATGGATAAATTTTATTCCATGTCACAAGATTCAGAAAGTCCTTACTATACTAATATAAATAAATTCACAGCTGAAGAAGGAATGGATGTTTACAATCAAGCATTAGAGGATCAATACAATCAATATTTAGCAGATGAAGCAAATAAATTCATGGAAGGCGTATATCCTAGTTTTGCAGAAACACAGACACCTTTTATGGTTGATCAACTAGCAACAGATTTAGGTGTTTCACCCGCATCAGCAGAAAGTATATTGATGGGTGGTAGCGCAACTGATTTTGGATTACTAAATGATTTAATGAATTACTATGAAGGACCATTAGAGTATGGCACACCAGAAGGACAAGCATTATTTGGTGATGATCCAGTTATGGGTCTTGCAGGAGGTATCACTGCTTTAGGTAAAACAGGAAAAGTTTTAAATAAAGCAAAAAAGAAATTAGGAACTGGTAGAACTGCAGCAATGTTAGAACAACTATATCCAGGGACATTTGGTGGTAAATTAGAATTTCCAGTTAGATTTGGTAAAGATGGATCGCGATTAAATTTTGGAATACTATCTGGTTATCCTAAAACTTCTGGATTAATTAGATCTCCTTTACAAGCATATGGAGTAACGGTAGCACCGGATTTTGTAAGCGGTGAGTGATAAATATAGAAGAGCAGCTAATGTGTTTTTTGGTGGAGGTAGAGATACTTCTTCTAAAAACAAAGCTTTAAATATTGTAGGTCAAACACAATTTACAGGACCATTTGCAAGATACATAAAAGACCAAAGTGTCAACAAAGGTTTTATGTTACCTAGTGACACTCTTTCTAAAAAAACAGGTTTAACGTTAGGTAGTAGACAAAGAGATTACAAAGACAAAGAATTTTTAACTAAGTTAAGTGAAGCAGCACAACTACGAGCAGCAGAAGGTAAAGGATTAAATTTAATTCCTGTTAATTTAAAAAAACAACAAGCAGCAGCTAATAACCCATCTTTGGTTGCACCTGGTTTAGAAGGTCCGTTAAAATCAGCGATGGCAGCAGATCGTGATGATATAGCTTTAGTAAAAGGCGCGTTGTCACAATACAGATCTGACCTTGGATATTATGATTTAACAAAAGCACAACAAGAAGCTATGTTAAGTCCAGCAAATGTAAAAAAATATGTTGACACTGCTAAACTATATAAACCTCAACTTAACAAAGCAGTAAATCAAATAGCCAGTTACAAAACAGATAAAAATCAACCAACAAAAGAACTTGTTGATTTAATGACGGATTATACAGATCTTGTAGGAGGATCTAATCCTTTATACAATATACAAAGAGCTTTAACATTTGGTCATCCATCTGGCATTGCTGCAAACATTGATCACTATTTAAGAACAGGCGATCAAACAGCGAAAATGCTATCAAGAGATCCAAAATTTTTAACTAAGATGCAAGCTGAAATAGGACCATTAAATATTGGCAAAGAAAAAATAGACCGTGGTATATTAGCTGCGCTTCGTAACACTGAAAACAAGGTTACAAAATCAGGATTAGCAGAAATGCGTAAGTTATATGATATGTCAGGATTACAATCTATTTTGCCTGGTCAAATGTATCAAAAAATGTATTTAGGAATGAATAATCCAGAATTACAAATGCAATTTTTACGAAATGCAATAAACAAACGTTCCAAACCTTTTGGTAAATTAACACAAAGAGATGTACAAAATATTATGTTTGGTAATAAAACAATTAGTGACTATGGATTTTTCCGTGGTGGCATAGCGAGTTTGTTAGAATAATGGTTTTACCTAAAGTCATAGGTGGTTTACGTCAATATGCACCAAAGATTGCAGCACCGAAAGGTAAAGGATCAACTACAAAGCTTGATTTAGAAAAAGCTAGGGTTGTTAAATCTGGATCAACATATTACACTGTTTTTGATGAAGCTGGTTTACCAATAAAAGATTTTAAAAGCGAAAAAGCGGCTAGAGACTTTTTACGCGGTGATCCAACAGCAAACAAATACACTGTAGGCGCAAAATCAGCTGAAACAGTAGCTCCAACAGCTACAGCAGACACTCCAGCACTATTTTACAAGTCCAGAGAGGCATTAATTGATGCTCCTATGGAGAAAATGACGGCAGATAGGTGGTTAAACTACCTAAATGCCAAAGGAATTAAGAAATCTGAGCTTTCAGACACGTCCCTAGGGCCCTTTTTACAGTCTCAAGGCACAAAAACCTTTACAAAAGCCGATATAATCAAGGAATTTGACGAAATATCCCCAAAAATGAGCATCGTGGCCCTTGGCCAACCAGGTCCTCGAAATATTCTTACTAATATTTATAAAAAAATACAAAAAATAGATACACAAGCAGAAGATCCACGTGTAGGAGGTTTTTTATCCTATCTTCGTGACTCTTTGCCGGGTGTAATCACTGATTCTAGTGGCAGAACAGCAAATAACATTAATCAACAAGCTTTAGACAGTGTAGCGTCAAATGTAGACAAATACATGCAAAAAGTTTTTGGTATTAAAAGTTCTTTGAACGAAGGTGTAGCATTAACTGCACCTGTACCTTTTAAAGTACGCGAACCACTTGTTAATTTAGCCGCAGCTCTTGATAGACGTGGTGTCGGATTATCACAAAAAGATATTTCAAAGACACCTCAATATAGTGGTCAACAAACAATGCCAGGTGGTGATAATTACCGTGAATTTTTGTTTAAATATGAACCAGGAAAACTTAGAACTGGTGAACCTGTGTATACTTATGCACATGACTTTGGATTAAACTCATCACAAAGAGCTGGAGGCGTTGTACACGCACGTGTGTCAGATCGAACGGATGAATTTGGTAGAAGACTAATGTTTGTAGAAGAAATACAATCTGATATGCATCAGCGTGTACAACGTGCAATGCGTGAGTCAAAACTTACGGGTAGAAAACCTGATCGTGAAGATAGCTATGCATTTCGTCAAGATATGCCTCCTCCACCAGAGTTGGCGGCAAATAAACAACAATTAGATTTAATTAATCTTAAAATAGAAAATTTATTGGCTACAAATCCAAGATCACCAGCATTGCCTAAATTAAGACAAGAGCGTGAAAAAATTAGAGTTATTATAGCTGAGTCCATGACCAAGGAAGGTAAACAAGGTGGTGATATTGCCATGGGCCCTTTTCAATCGTCCAAAGAATACATGGAGTTTGTTGCTAAGTATTTAGTACGTATGGCTAAAGATGGAGATTTTGATGGTGTTGCTTTTGCAAACCCTGCAATTAAAAACCGTAACTTATCACCTGGTGGCAGGGATTACCAAGGTAATGTCGCTGCATATGGCCCTATTCTTAATGGTGCACTAAAAGAGACATCTAAGAAAACAGGTGCAAATTTATTAAATACTGTTATAAGAGATGACAGGGGACGAGTTTTTGGACAAGTCAAAATGTTAAATTTAAAAGATAATCCTAACGTACGAGATACATTCTCGGCATACGCAAAAGGTGGAATAGTAAATGGCAGATAAATCAAAGAATCAAATAGAAAAAGCAATGGACGCTGTTGAGAAAGCATTGGACATTGAACCGTTGGGCGAAGAAATACAATTTGAAAAAAGTGTAGAGTTCGATGGTTTTGAAATACAAGAAGATGGAAGCGCAGAGATTGTTGGTGAACAACCAATAGATCAATCACAAATTCCATTCGATGCAAACTTAGCAGAATATATTGACGAAAATAATTTAACCAAGTTTGCTTCAGACTTGGTAGGCGATTTCGAAGGTGATAAAGAGTCACGTAAAGATTGGGAAGATACCTATATCAAAGGGCTCGATATGTTAGGCTTTAAATACGAAGACCGAACACAACCTTTCGAAGGTGCGTCAGGGGTCGTTCATCCTTTATTAGCTGAATCTGTTACGCAGTTTCAAGCCCAAGCTTATAAGGAACTCCTCCCCCCAAGCGGCCCCGTGCGCACACAAATAATTGGTGAAGCATCACCAATGGTAGAACAACAAGCAGAACGTGTAAAAGAATACATGAACTATTACATTTTAAATGTAATGGAAGAGTTTGATCCTGAAATGGACCAACTACTATTTTATTTACCATTATCAGGTTCTGCATTTAAAAAAGTTTATTACGATCAAATATTAAAACGTTGTGTTGCAAAGTTTGTATCTAGTGAAGACTGTGTAATTAATTATGCAGCCACAGATTTAGAACAATCAGAAAGAATAACACACGTTGTAAAAATGTCATCCAACGAATTAAGAAAATTACAAGTGTCAGGTTTTTACCGTGATGTACCAATTACATCAGGATCAGTTAGTATGGCTGATGACGTTGTAGAAAAAATAGATGAATTAGATGGTGCAAATTCTTCAAGTAACGATGATGAACATGTTATTTTAGAAATGCATGTTGATGCAGATGTGCCAGATTTTGAAGATACATCTGGAATTAAACTTCCTTATATTGTTACAATAGATCAATATTCTTCTACGATATTATCTATCAGAAGAAACTATGAACCAAATGATCCTAATTTTAAAAAGAAACAATACTTTGTACATTTCAAGTTCCTCCCTGGATTAGGCTTTTATGGATTTGGCTTAATTCACATGTTAGGTGGATTGTCAAGAACTGCAACAAGTGTTTTGCGACAATTAATTGATGCAGGTACTCTTGCCAATCTACCAGCAGGTTTTAAAGCACGTGGCATGCGTATACGTGACCATGATGAACCTTTACAACCAGGCGAATTTAGGGATGTAGATGTAACAGGACAATCAATAAAAGAATCTTTGTTACCATTGCCATACAAAGAACCATCACAAACTTTATTTGCATTATTAGGTTTTGCTGTTGACGCAGGAAAAGCTTTTGCCGCAATAGCAGACATGAAAATGGGTGAAGGTAATGAACAAAACCCTGTTGGCACAACACTAGCATTGTTAGAACGTGGTACAAAAGTGATGAGTGCAATACAAAAAAGATTACACTTCTCACAAAGAAAAGAATTTAAATTATTAGCAAACTCAATCAAAATGTTTACGCCACCAGAATATCCATACCAGGTTATTGGTGGTAACAGAATGATTAAACAAGCTGATTTTGATGATAGAGTAGATATTATACCAGTTAGTGATCCAAACATATTTTCTATGTCACAAAGAGTTATGTTGGCACAACAACAATTACAATTAGCACAATCTAATCCTCAAATGCATAATTTGCGTGAAGCATATAGACGTATGTATCAAGCAATGGGAGTGGATAATATTGATGCAATATTAAAACCAGATCAAAATCAACCACAACCAATGAGTCCTGCAATTGAAAATGCTATGGCTATGAAAAGTAAACCATTAAAAGTATTTCCACAGCAAGACCATCAAGCGCATATGAAAGCACATGCTGAATTTATGTTTACAAGAATGGTACAAATTAATCCACCATTGTATTCTATGTTACAATCACACATGTCAGAACATATTGCCGCAATGGCTGGTATACAAGTTCAAAAACAATTTGCAGAACAAGACAAGCAATTACAAATGGCAATGCAACAAAATCAAGCAAACCCACAAGTGATGCAACAATTACAAATGCAAGCACAACAAATGGCTGTTGAAAAAGCAAACGCTATCGCAAGAATAGAAGCTGATGTAACAACTCAACTTGCAAGAGACGAGGAAGAAAGAACTAAACGTGAGCAACAAGATCCTCTTGTTAAATTAAAACAACAAGAGATTGATTTACGTGCAGCAGAAGCAATGGCACGTCAACAAGATATGCAAACTAAAACAACAATGAATGCAGCAAGACTTGACATGGATCGAGATAAAATAGAAGCTGATACTACCATTAAATTAATGGAAACAGCTGATCGTATAGATCAAAGTGCTGCAAAGAACGCTTTAGGCGAGTTAAAAGAAAATGTTTCTTTGACAAAAGAAGCCTTAAAAAATGAAAAAGACGTAACAACAGCGAGGATAAATGGCGGACGAAATAACGAAAGTCAAGAAAATTAGTGACGCAATGCAAGAAATTGATGCTCTTGCAAAAACGTTAACAGGTAAATCAGAGGACAAACTATTGGTTTGTGCAGCTTTATTGGCTGTAACAAGGCAAAATTATGTTGAAGCTTTAGGTGAGGAACACACTTCCTTTATCTTTCAATCTGTTGTAGAGTCCTTCGATTATTTAAATGGTTATGGTGAAGATAGAGATCTTCCTATAACTATACATTAGGAGGTAACTATGAAGTTATTACAAGACCTATGGACACACTTAAAAGAGTGGAGCGACTGGGGTATGAAAGACTGGATTAAAGCCGGTATCGTAGCCATAATCGTAATTATTGTTCTACAGTCAATAATAGGAGCTTAATGGCACCTTTTGTTGATAGACAAAGAAAGAGCATGGAGGCTTCACGCAAAGCGCGTGAAGCCAAGGCTCAAGAAGAACGTCAGTTCATGACGAACTTTAATCCGAATACAGCGGAACGTAAAGATTTTACAAGATTCAGAGAAAACTTAAAAGAGCAAGCTTTAAAACTTGCAAACGCACGTCCTGATGGTGGCATCATGGGTGCTAAAAATGCAGAGATATTTAAGTCATTGTATGATGATCCATATAGAAAAATGATGGGTCAATACATGAAAACAAATCCAAAAGACTATCAGGAAAATTTTCCTATTTCTTACGGCATACAAAGAATGATTCCACAAGCTGGTAAAGCACTTATCAGTGGTTTATCTGGAATTCCAATGTTAGGTGCCATGATACCAAAACAAGCAAATGAATTGTTAGGGGATCTAAGCTATTTAGATTACAGGCCAACAAGACTGGGTACACCAGAAGGTGAAGTCATGCGTGAAGCCTACACATCACCAGCAGGTTTTGAATATCCAGAAGTATTATCTACTGGTGCAGCAGAAGATTATTATGATCAATTCTTCCCAATGCAAGTACCAGATTACTTCTATCAGTTTATGGATAACGAAATGTTACCATACATATTAGGTATGAGATAATGGGACGAAGTAGTTATTTAAGCGGTAGAAGTAAGGGTAAAACAGGCACGAGTTATGGACCAGCTGGAATGGGTGGTTCTACATATACTCCATCAAATACTTCTCAAGTAAATCTCAGCAATCCTCAAGTTAAAAAATCAATAGACGATAGAAAAACCGCATATGAAAGTATGCAACAAGCAGGAATGTTAACACCAAGTTTATCCGGTGTTAGTCTTTATGACCAATCACCTGTAATTTATGAAGAAGGAACTACTTCTCAAGAAATTTTAGGCGCTGATGATCCAAAAGATATTGGCGGACAGCAAGTTGATTTAAAAGGAACTACAGTATCTGATGATTTTGGTGGTATGACACCTTTTTACACTACATATGCTGAAGATGCACTTAACACTGGTAATGTTGCATATAAAGCGCGTATGTATGCTTTAAGTCAAGGTAAAACAGAAGAAGAAGCACAAGCAGTTGCAGATCAAGCAAGTAATGAATTAAAAAAATTAGTATCTGAAGCAAGAAGTAGTGGTGACTACTCTGCAGTAGATCAATTTTTTGCAGGAGAAAACAAATTTTTTCAAAGCATTTTACCACAAACACTTTATGAATCAGGCGTAGGAGTAGGTGGATACACTGGCTCACCCACAAATTATGTAGGTCAAGACGAATTAGGTAGGTTTTTTGATATAGAAGATCCAACACCTGGAATACTGTCAAATAGAAGTGGATTTGGTGGTGGCGGAGGTGGTTCTTACGGTGGCGGCGGTGGAGATTATGGAGCTGGTATAGCTGCAGGATTATTTAAAAGACCAAAACAATTAGGTGATGAAGAAAATGTGCCAAAAGGTTTACGTTTACTTCAATACATGGTAAACCTACACAAAGAAAATCCATATACAAAAATGGCTATACGTAGAAAAAACGGTGGCATAGTGAGTTTAGTAGGAGGTTAATATGGTATGGCAACTATTGGCCAAGCCTTTATTAGGTGTGGTCGCAGACGGAGTACAAGGCTTCGTTAAAACAAAACAAGCGAAAGCTGAACTAAAGTTAACAGAAGTTAAAGCAGCAACTAAGTTGAAAGAGGATCAGATCGCCGGAAAAGTGGCATGGGAAGCATCAGCTGTAGATCAAATGAAAGGATCGTGGAAAGATGAGCTAATTTTAATTTGTCTTTTAGCTCCAGCCGTGGCCGTATTCTGGCCTGGTATGACACCACATATTGAAGCAGGATTTATTGCCTTGCAACAACTACCAGATTATTATAAACATTTATTATATATTGCGTGCTCAGCGAGCTTTGGCATAAAAGGTGCTAAAGGTGCAATGGGTTTAATTAAGAAAAAATAGGAGATATTATGAAAGGCGATTTAGATAAAGACGGGAAAATGAGTTCTTACGAAAAGAAAAGAGATGCTGCTATCAAAAAATCAATGGCTGCTAAAGGAAAGAAAAAAGGTGGCCAAGTTGTTGCTAAGAAAAAAGGTGGCGCTGTCAAAAAAATGGGTGGTGGCATGATGAAAAAAGATCCAAGTATGATGGGTTACAAAGCTGGTGGTTTAAGAGCAGCAGCGGCTAAATTAAAAAAAGGCATGAAACGAGGTGGAATTAAAAAGTAATGGGTAAATTATGTCCTAAAGGTAAAGCAGCAGCAAAGCGTAAATTTAAAGTATATCCAAGTGCATATGCTAATATGTACGAAAGTGCTGTATGTTCCGGTAAAGTAACACCAGGTGGTAAAAAGAAAAAAGCTGCGGGTGGCTACAATAGTAATGGCATATCACAAGCTAGAAAAAAAGTTTCTAGTCAAAGAAAAGTTAATTTTGCAAATGGTGGTGCTAACATGGTAGCTGCTGGTTGTGGTGCTGTTGATTCAAGTAGAAGAAAACAAACAAAACTTTTTACGTAATGGCCAAAAAAGGTTTACGTTCTTGGGTAAAAGAAAATTGGGTAGATATAGCCAATAAAAAATCAGATGGATCATATCCTAAATGTGGTAGATCTGGCGGTGAAAAAAGAAAAAAATATCCTAAATGTGTACCCATAGCGAAAGCTAGAGCCATGAGCAAAGGTCAAAAAGCATCAGCTGTAAAAAGAAAACAACAAGCTGGTAACACTGGACCTAAACCGTCAAATGTTGCAACAATAAAAAAATCTGCAGGTGGGTATATTGGACCAAATATATCTGGATCTTATGATGGTGTAAAACTATCAAATCCTAGTTATAGAAGTTATTATGCGGGTAGAGTAAAAGAGTTCCCTAGCTTTAAAATAAAATGAAAAAGAATAAAATAAAGAAAGTAAAAAAAGTAATTAAAGGATTGAGTAAAGCATCTAAAACTCATGCCAGCCAAGCAAAAACTTTAAAAAGTATAATCAAAAAGAAAAATGGCTAAAACACCAGCATGGCAAAGAAAAGAAGGTAAAAGTAAATCTGGTGGATTGAATAAAAAAGGTGTTGCATCTTACCGTGCAGCTAACCCTGGCTCCAAATTAAAAACTGCCGTAACAACAAAACCATCAAAATTAAAAAAAGGTTCTAAAGCAGCAAAAAGACGTAAATCATTTTGTGCAAGAATGGAAGGAATGAAGAAGAGAAGAACTAGTGCAAAGACAGCTAGAGATCCTAATTCTAGAATAAATAAATCTTTGCGTAAATGGAATTGTTAGTATATAGACCAATTAATGAGAGATGAAACAGCGATCTATGTAATCTTGAAAAAGATTAGAGCTCGCAAAGAGGAGTTGAAAGAAATCATAGCAGCTGGATTACCTGGTTGGGATGAGTATAATAGAACCGTAGGCGAATATAAGGCCTATGCAATAATGGAACAGGAGATTCAGGGCCTGCAGAAAGACGAGGAATATAATGACGGAGAAAGAACTACCAAAGCGTAGATTTGCGCTTGAAGAAAAAGATTTGTCAGTAGAAGCTGATGAAAACAATAAAGTAGCTGAAGACAAAGAAAATAAATTTCTTAAAAAAATTCAAGAAGACGCTACTTCTAATATAGAACATTTACCAGACGAAAAAATTTTAGATAGGCTGCCTAATCCAACAGGTTGGCGTATGTTAGTATTACCTTACAAAGGACAAGGTAAAACTAAAGGTGGTGTAATATTGACAGATGAAACGATGCAAGAACGTGGATATACCACGGTAACAGGATTGATTCTTAAAATGGGAACAGAATGTTATGATAATAAAGAAAGGTTTCCAAATGGACCTTGGTGTAAGAAAGGTGATTGGATTATATTCGGTCGTTATGCTGGATCTAGGTTTGGGATAGAAGGTGGTGAAGTGAGAATACTTAACGATGACGAGATAATTGCTGTGGTAAAAGACCCAGAGGATATCTTGCAATTCAGATAAACAGGAGGATAAATGCCTGCAGACGCACAACCAAAAGTAGAATCACAAACTGAAGCTGATGCCAAGATCGTTGATTTACCATCAGACGGTCCATCAGTTGATGTAGAACTACCTGAGGAAAAACAGACTAAAGTAGAAACCCAACCACAAGGAGAAGTTGTAGTTGAGGAAAGTGCATCTCAAGGAGAGATGGATGACTACGGCAAAAAAGTTCAATCTAGGATTGATAAACTAACTAAAAAACTAAGAGAGTCTGAACGAAGAGAACAAGCTGCAATAGAATTTGCTCAAGGATTACAATCAGAGCAAGTTAAACTGCAACAAAAAACACGCCAGTTAGATACTGGGTATGTAAATGAATTTGCATCACGTGTTGAAGCACAGACAGCAGAAGCCAAAAAACAGCTAAAAGATGCAATGGATACTGGTGATATAGACGCACAAGTAGAAGCACAGCAAAAAATAGCACGTTTAGCAGTGGATGCTGATAGAGCAAAGAAAAGCTTGGATCAACGTGAAAGACTAAAAAAAGAAATGGAGGCACGTGGAGTTGATCCAAATCAACCTCAAATGCCTATACAACAACCTCAACAAGCTCCACAACCAGCAGCTCCACCTGACCCTAAAGCAGAAAGCTGGGCCGAAAAGAACGATTGGTTTGGAACTGATGAACCTATGACACTCACGTCTTTTTCAATTCACCGTAAATTAGTTGAAGAAGGATTTGACACGAAGTCAGATGAGTATTATAGTGAGATTGACAAAAGAATGAGGGAAACTTTTCCTCATAAATTTGAACAAGTTTCTACGCCGACGCAAACTGTTGCTCCTGCAACCAGAAGCACTCAGCCAGCCAGGCGCCAAGGTACTGTGAGACTCACACCATCACAAGTAGCCATAGCAAAAAAACTAGGTGTGCCACTAAGCGAATATGCGAAGTACGTGAAGGAGTAGGCATATGAATACAAATACAAAAAATAAACTACCGTCACGCGAGTCTGAAACCCGAGTTAAAACCGAACGAAGGAAACAATGGGCTCCACCATCACAGTTAGATGCACCACCCGCACCTAACGGTTTTAAACACCGTTGGATTAGGGCCGAAACGATAGGACAGATGGATTCAAAAAATGTATCCGCTAGAATGCGTGAAGGATGGGAGTTTGTCAGAGCTGACGAATACCCAGACACTGAATGGCCACAAATGGAATCGGGTAGATACCAAGGTGTCATAGCTGTTGGAGGTTTGATGCTAGCAAGAATTCCTAATGAGATTGTTGAGCAGCGAAAAGAATATTTTGCACAAGTTGCGCAAGATAAAGATGACGCTGTTGCAAACGATCCTCTAAAGGACCAACACCCTAGCATGCCTGTACATAATGAAAGCAGGCGATCTCGCGTAACATTTGGTGGCGGTAAGAAAAACTAGTTTTTTCTCCCCATAAGTTACAAAATGACACATTCATGGTGAGTGTGTTGTAACAATTACTATGAGGATAAAATCATGGCTAATATTGACGCGGCCTTTGGGTACAGACCTATTGGGAAAGTTGGTAGTGGCGTTCAAAACATGGGTACGACTATGTACACCATCGAAGACAATTACGGGACATCTATTTTTAAAGGTGACCACGTAATGCAGTCTGGTGGGTATGTAATTGCTGGAACAGCTTCCGGCGCTACGAACCTAGGTGTTTTTAACGGTTGCTTCTACATTGACCCAGTAAGTAAAAAACCTACATGGTCAAATTACTACAGTCAGACTAATGTAACCAGTGCTGGTTCCATATCTGGCTCAACTAATATAGACGCGTACATCTATGACGATCCGTACATGCTTTTCGAAGCTCAATGTGATGGCACTATTGCTAAAACTGATATTGGTAAAAATACTGATTCAGTATTAACATCTGGTAGTACTGTAACTGGACAATCAAAAAATGAAATTGATGATAGTACAGAAGCAACTACTGCTGGTTTACAGGTAAAAATCATTGGGATTACAAAAGATCCAGAAAACGACGATGCATCAAGCGCAAACGCTAACTGGCACATTATGTTTAATGAGCACGTTAAGTTGGGCACAGGCATCACTGGAACATAATAGCTAGAGGAGAGATATAATGGCAATTTCAAGAATGCAATTGGTCAAAGAACTCGAACCTGGCTTAAATGCCTTGTTCGGATTAGAATACGACCGATACGAAAACCAGCACACAGAAATTTTCGATGAAGAAAGTTCTGATCGTGCATTTGAAGAAGAAGTAATGCTAGGTGGGTTTGGCAATGCAGAGGTAAAACCAGAAGGTTCTGGTGTTGTTTATGAAGCAGCACAAGAAACTTTCACTGCACGCTATACACACGAAACCATTGCTTTGGCTTTCTCATTAACTGAAGAAGCCGTAGAGGATAACCTTTACGACAAAATCAGCACTAGATATACAAAAGCATTGGCACGTTCAATGGCTAACACTAAACAGATTAAAGCTGCTAACGTTCTTAACAGAGCGTTCAACAGTTCTTTTCTTGGTGGCGATGATAAGGAGCTTTGTGCTACTGATCACCCTACACTTAGTGGAGACCAAAAGAACGAGCTGTCAACTTCAGCTGACTTAAACGAAACTTCGCTTGAGCAGATGTTAATTGATATTGCTGGTATGAAGGATGAAAGAGGAATGAAAATTGCTCTTCAAGGAGTAAAAATGATTATTCCTGTAAACCTTCAATTTACTGCTGAAAGGTTAATGAAATCTGCAGGTAGAGTAGGAACAGCTGATAATGACTTAAACGCAATTAGAAACATGGGAATGGTACCACAAGGATATGTGGTAAACAACTTCCTAACTGATACTGATGCGTTTTTCATTAAAACAGATGCACCTAATGGACTAAAAATGTTCACTAGGTCTCCTATTAGAACTGCGATGGAAGGTGACTTCGACACTGGTAATGTTAGATACAAAGCTAGAGAGAGATACTCGTTTGGGTTCTCTGACTGGAGAGGTATCTTTGGTTCACCAGGAGCGTAAATCTTTTAGTGGGGCGCATTATGTGCCCCACTATACCTAGTATAATTAGTTATACAGACTGGCTAGGCAGACGATATAGAGACTGTATGACGATTGGTCTATATGACCGAGGAGAATATTATGGCTAATACTAGCTTTGTGGGTCCGGTAAGATCCAAAAATAACTATAAATTATATAGCACTACAGCTTCAACGGGAGTTGAGCACGATAGAACTATAAGTGATCCAGCAATGGACGCTAGAAGATTTTATTTAGAAGAATGGTTTTTACAAAGACCAGGTCTAAATGCAAATATTGACCAAGCATCAACAGTTGAAGTTCAAAGAGCTTTGAATAGAAACTGGGAAGCACTTGGAACTAATATGACAACTGCATTATGTACATTTGCTACAACTTCCGCAGGAATTTTAGCAACAACAGCAGGAGCAGACCAAGACCAAGCAATTATTACACCTCACTTAGATACTGCCGCAACAGCGTGGGCAGGATGCTTATGGGGAACAGAAAATTCAGTTCATTTTGAAACATCAATTATGTTACCTGCACTTGATAACCAAAAGGTTTGGGCAGGATTAAAATTAACTAATGATCAATTAATTGCAACTGACGATGATCAAGCATACTTTAAGTATCAAACTGATGCTACTAACTCAGAAGCATTTACTGATTTCTCTGTTTGGCACTTTGTTCACAGTATTGGTGGCACTGATTATATCACTGCGTTACCAGTAACTGTTGCAGCAAATACACCGTATCATTTAAAAATTGAAATAGATAGCGACAGAAAAGCTACTATCTTTATAAATGGTGTACAGTACAATGTTGCTAATACAGCAGGATCAACTGGTGGTACAACTGCTACAGCAGTACAACCAGGAGTTCAAGTTACTAAAACTGCAGCTTTAACTGATGATGTGGATTTCATTCCATATGTTGGTATTGAAGCTGGTGCGGCTGCTGCAGAAGCAGTAAACGTACATCATGTTTGCATGAGCAGAAACGTATACGAATAATAAATAAACAAGTGGGGCTTCGGCCCCACAGTTCTTAATTAAGGAGGGAACATGGCAGATACAGTAACAGGACCAACTATCCTACAACAAAACGATAAACGTGTTGTAATTAAAATAGTTAATCAATCAGACGGCACAGGAAGCACAACAGTTTTTGGCGATGTCTCAGAACTCGACGCTAGAGGAGACGGAACTGCTGTAGCTCATTTAGGATTACTTAGAGTTTGGTATTCTTGTCAAGGCGGAGACGGAGGAGACTCTTATGCACGTTTAGATGAAGAAGATTCGGATGGAGATATTCCTATTATTGGTTTAACAGGAGCAGGCTATTGGGATTTTAGAGAGTTTGGAGGCATACCAGCAGACAAATCATCTAACAGTAACCAAAGTGATGTTAACTTTGTTGTACCAGGAGCAGCTGACTCTGGTAACATGTATACAGTTATAGCTGAATTTCAAAAAATTTATTAGGGGTTTAAATGGCTTATTCAGGCACACAAACCTTTAATCTTTCGATTGAGGAAATAATAGAAGAGGCATACGAAAGATGTCAATTAGAAACTCGTAGTGGTTATGATTTAAAAACTGCTAGACGATCTATGAATTTGATGTTAGCAGAGTGGGCAAATCGTGGTTTAAATTTATGGACCATAACGTATGGCACACAAACATTAACTGCTGGCACAAACTTTTATGCAATTGATCAAAATGTTGTAGATATAATAGATGCTGTTGTAACAACTACAACTGGCGCAACTTCTAATTTAGAGGGCGATAGTAGCACTACAGATGTTACTATGAATAGAATATCTAGAACTGAATTTATAAATTTAAGTAAAAAAGAAAATTCATCAACAGGTGACGCAAGACCAACACAATTTGCTTTGGTTCCTGGCACAGTCACAACTGGTGGATCAACTACTAGTGGTAGACCAGCAAACGACATGACTTTGTTTTTGTATCCTAGCCCAGATAAAGCATATATATTTAAATATTTTTATCTTGCTAGAATAGCAGATGCAGGGGATTACACAAATAACGCTGATGTACCTTTCTATTTTCTTCCTTGTTTAACTGCAGGATTAGCTTATTATATAAGTTTAAAAAGAGCACCAATGTTAAGTGCAAATTTAAAAGCGGTGTATGATGAAGAATTTAAACGTGCTAGCGAAAATGATAGAGAAAGAGTTTCTTTTAGAATTGAACCGGCACGGGCGTACACACCATAGGAGGTAATATGCCAATATGTAAACATTGTGACCATGAATGTCATTGTAGTAACGGCGGCTCATGCTGCGGTGGACAATGTAAATGTGGGAACTGCGAATGTCAAAAGGAGGACAAATGAGCAATAAAAACTGGAACAGTCAAACTGCTAACCCTATGGGTGGTGATAAAACTGGAATAAAATTTGGTAGAGGTCAAATAAATATTCCTGCCCCTGTAGAAGCTGCTGCTATAACTACAAAAGGTATTGCACCAGCAAAAGGTAAAGCACAAGATATTACTGTAGAAAAAGGAAAAGTATCTGGTACCATGCAAAGCATGGGCGCTGCTAAAAAAGGCGGCAGTTATACTTGGAGTTAATTAATGTCTTACGCAACAGGTAAATACGCAAAATTTATTTCTGACCGTAGTGGTATGGAATATCCATACAAAGAAATGGTCGTGGAATGGAATGGAGCACGTGTTCACAAAAGTGAGTTTGAACCTAAAACACCACAGGACAGACCAAATAAGCACGCACCTGATGCAATAGCATTACAATTTCCAAGACCAGCAAGAGAAGAACCAGCAACAGAAAGATTGTTACCTAGAAATGCTTTTACTCATCCAGCAGGAGAAAGTTTTATAAGAGTTTTTGAACCAGGACATCGTAGATCAACAGGAGATACAGTTAGATTTAGAAATGTAACATCAGCAGGAACTTCTTTTGATGTAACAAATCAAGTTGATACCGCAAACAGCGCAACTGGTAACACCATAACAAAAATAGATGATGATTTTTATAGTTTTAGTTTTGGGGTAGCACCTGTTACAGATCTTATTTTTGGTGGAAAGCTAGCATCATCTGGTCCAGTAACGGTGAGTAACTAATGACTACATACGCAGAACTAACACAACAAATTTTAGACTACACAGAAACTAGCACTGATGTATTGACATCTACAATCACAAACGATTTTATTGAGCATACAGAAAATAGAATATTAAAAGAAGCAGATCTAGATGTGTTTAAATCACATCAATCTGTTACATTGGTTGCAAGTAATCCTTTCTTATCATTACCTGGTGGAACATCACCGGATCCTACATCGCTTGCTACAATAAGAACTGTGCATATATTTCCTGCATCAGGAACACCTACAAGAGATTTTTTAGAACATCGTGATATAAGTTACATGAACGAATATTGGCCAGACAGAACTGCTACAAGCACACCAAAGTATTGGTCATGGTGGGATCACAACACAATTTATCTTGCTCCTACGCCGGATTCAGCGTATAACGTGGAGTTAGGAATTACTAGATTACCAACAAGACTGTCTAGTAGTAATACAACCTCATGGTTAGGCAACAATGCCCCTATGGTTTTGTTGTATGGATGTCTTGCAGAAGCCTTCAAGTTTTTGAAGGGTCCAGCTGAAATGCTGCAATTATATGAACAATCTTATCAACGTGCTATGCAAGAACTGATAGTTGAACAAACCGGTAGACATAGACGAGATGAGTACACGCATGGAGAATTAAAGTTTCCTATGCAATCTGTTAAAACAAATACTAGAGGAGAATAAACATGGCAATATCACAAGCTGTCTGCACAAGTTTTAAACAAGAATTACTTGTTGGAACACATAATTTTACTGCTTCATCAGGTGATACTTTTAAAATTGCATTGTACACAAGTTCTGCTTCTTTAGGTGCTTCAACCACTGCTTTTACTACATCTAACGAGGTATCTGATTCAGGTTCTTATTCGTCTGGTGGGGGTACATTGACTAGTGTTACGCCAACAACTTCAGGTACTACTGCTATTTGTGATTTCGCTGATATATCTTTTACGTCGGCTACCATCACTGCAAGAGGTGCTTTAATTTATAATAGCTCACAATCTAATAAGGCTGTAGCTGTTCTAGATTTTGGTGGTGATAAAACATCTACAAGCGGAACATTTACAATTCAGTTTCCTGCAGCTGATGCAAGTAACGCTATATTAAGATTAGCATAGGAGTATAAATGGCATTAGTCATTAATGATCGCGTAAAAGAAACAACAACTACAACAAGCACAGGAGCTGTTACTCTTGCTGGTGCAGTCACTGGTTTTGAAACTTTTGCTGCTGGTGTTGGTAATAGCAATACAACGTATTATGCTATTGTACATCAAACAGCAAACGAGTTTGAAGTAGGTCTAGGTACATTAAACGGTGATAGTTCTACACTAACAAGAACAACAGTTATATCCTCTTCTAACAGTGACAGTGCGGTTGATTTTGCAGCAGGAACAAAAGATGTTTTCTGTACAATACCAGCAAGTAAATTAATATTTGAAGATGCAAACAACGATGCAACGATAGGACGTAACTTAACAGTTACAGGCGATTTAACTGTATCCGGTGATGATATTACCATGGCTACTAATACAAGTGGTGCGGCTCTTATAGGTGATGGTACAAACTTTAATCCTGTTGCCATATCTGGTGACATAACCATAGCAGCAAACGGAACAGCAGCAATTGGTTCTGGTGTTATTGTTAACGCTGACATTAATGCAAGTGCGGCTATCGCAATGTCTAAAACTGCTTTCACGGCAGGGACAGGTGTATCTTTATCAACTAACACATTAAGTGTAGACGCAGCACAAACAGGCATTACATCAATTTTAGCAACAGATGTTAAGATTGGTGAAGACGATGAAACAAAAATAGATTTTGAAACTGCTGATACAATTAATTTTTATGCAGGTAATGAAAAACAATTAATACTTACAGACGGTGCTTTAACACCGGGTGCTGATAACATACTTGATCTTGGTAGTAGCGGTGTCGAATTTAAAGATGGATTTTTTGATGGCACTGTAACAGCAGACGCTTTTGCAGGACCATTAACAGGTAATGTAACAGGTAATGTATCTGGAACGGCTGCCACAGTAACTGGTGCGGCACAAACAAACATTACTTCTTTAGGAACACTGACAGCGCTCACTGTTGATAATATAGCTATTAACGGAGCTACAATTGGTCATACTGATGATACAGATTTAATTACTTTAGCAGATGGTATTGCCACTGTTGCAGGAGAAATATCTGTAACAACTTTAGATATTGGTGGCACTAATGTGACATCTACTGCTGCTGAATTAAATTTATTAGACGGTGTTTCCGGATTAGTACAAGCAGATTTAACTAAACTTGCTGCGGTTGATGCAACTGCCGCTGAACTAAACATTATGGATGGTGGCACATCTGCAACATCTACTACTTTAGCAGATGCAGATAGATTAGTAACAAATGATAATGGAACGATGGTGCAGGTAGCACTATCTGATGTAAAAACGTATTTATCAAGTGCAGGGTTCTCAACAGAAGACCCTACTGCCCTTGCAATTGCACTCGGATAACAATATAATAGGAGGATAAATGGCT